AATGTTTTCAAAAAGGCCGGGCAAAGATTTTTTCCATTAATTCATCATTTTTCATTGAAAATTCAAAAGGGACAATTAATTCCCCCTTTTTGCCAAAAAATCTTTAGACGGGATTAAGCCCAAAGATTTGCTGGATCGTAGGTAAGGAATTGAGTCTATTTTTTAGGAAGGTTTTGAATGTTTTGGCGGACCAGCGTCTCGCCGCCATAGGCATCCCCATTCAGTATGGCAGAATATAATCGAAAGCCATTCTTCTTCTGGGTCGAGGCGTAGGTGGCATCGGCTTGACCCTGCGCCACAATCTTCACGTTCCGGGTGACCATGCTGCTATCTGCCGTTCGACCTTTCTTGGAGGCACCCAATCCAATGCCATGGCTGCTCATCTTGTATACTCCGAACAAATAAAATCGTCTCCAAACCTATTTACGCCGTCGGACCCCGTACTATACACAACCGCGTTAGAATGCCAGCCACTTCTTCTCACCCTGTATCAAACATGAACACCGTTGAGACCAAGAAGACCGTGAAGACTGCAAAGGCCGCCACGAAGTCGACGCCGGAGGTTGCGCCGCCTGCCCCTGCTGCCGCAGCACCGGCCGCCCCTGCTGCCAAGAAGGAGAAGAAGGTCGCCGCCAAGACGGAGGTGACGGTTCCGGTCGTTACGGCTGCGACGTCGGCTGCCCCGGCCGTTGCGGAGGCCGCCGTTGTGGCGACGCCCGTTTCGTCGGCCGCCCCGACGACGCTCGAGATCGTCGAGCGCATCCGTGAGCTGCGTGCCCGCCTGAGCGCCGACCTCAAGGCGATCGTGGCCGACACGCTGGCCGCTGCCAAGTCGACGGCCCGTGAGGTGAAGGATGCCCGCCGCCGCAAGCGTGTCCGCAAGGACGTGTCGGAGATGACGGCGGAGGAGAAGGAAGCGCACGAGCTCCGCCGCTCGAAGAACGCCTTCCTCAAGCCCCGTGACCTGTCGGCCGAGCTGTGCGCCTTCATGGGTCTTCCGGCGGGCTCGCAGCGCTCGCAGACGGACGTCACGAAGTTCGTCTCGAGCTACGTGAAGTCGCACGGCTGCTTCGACCCCGCCAACAAGCGCCGCATTGTTCCGGACGGCGTTCTGTCCCGCCTGCTCAAGGCAACGGATGCGGAGAAGCCGATCACGTACCTCAATCTCCAGAGCTACCTGAAGGTGCACTTCCCGAAGGCGGCAGTGGCGACGACGGCGTAAATCGTTGAATTCATAATGTAGAAAGCCCGTATACGCTTAGTTGCGTATGCGGGCTTTTTTTGGTCTAGACAAGCTCCAAATCCGTATTCGGAGACGCACTTGCGAGCTGCTGGAGCTCCGTGATGCGGTTCGCCCAGGTCTGATACCGATGAACCCGCAAGCAAGCGGTCTTGGCGATGCGCAGGCGGTCGACATCGTTCTTGAGGTACTTGTCGATCTGCGTCCGGAGGTCGGCGACCGTAGACCATGCTACATCCCCAATCTCGTCGGGTGAAGCCGTTTGTGATAGGCACAGAGCGCCAGATCCCGCCACTTCCTTCCGCTGATCGACCATGGGTGTGGGCGGGGCGGCGGAATCGTTGAAGACCACGGCAATCTTGGCGGAGCGGTACAACTCTGCCTGCTTCAACTCTGCGAGTGTCGTCTTGTCCTGAATGACGATCTTGGGACCATATGCGGTCTTCAGGTCGGTAAGAACCTGTTCCGGAACACTGGGCGGGTGTAGAATAACTACGTCCGGATGGTCTAGAATGAAGGTCCCGACGGGGTTAAATACGTCCTTGGCGAACGAGGGGCGGAACGTATCCTTGGTGATGTGAAGGTCGACAAACGGCAGCTTGCGGCTCGACCACGAAATAATGTATGCCCGCATGCAGCGCAAACGCAGGATGGTGTGCGTGCTGAGTATGTTGGGATCGTCGAAATTCAGAAAGACAACGTCGGGCGTGTAGGTCATGATGAGTTCTCCGACCCGAATGTTTGTCTTGTCGTTCGAGGGTATGTGCTTGTAGGTTCGGCACGATTTTTCAAACTGCTGTGATAGTTCTGGGGTTGTGTTTCCGACATGGAGAACGCTCTTGAACGAAAAGGCAGACGTTAGGTCACGCTTGCGGAACTTGTCGAAATTCAGCACGCAGGTGGTCGGGTATTCGTACGGCGGAAGAACCGTTGTGGCCGAGGTACGTGACCTGTTCTTGTGGCTGTGAACCGTAATAATGTCGATACATGGGTTGACGATGTTGTAGCCCATCGATTTTAGCTCGTAAGCGAGGCGGTTCTCGCACGAGGGCACGCCCATCATGAAGTCGAAGGAATCAATGTCCTCTATTTGGTTCTTCCAGCACCATACGTCCTGCGTGTTGTTTTTGATGTGTATGGAGACTCGGTCGTTTTCGTGCTCCCACCGCTGGAGGCAAACAGCCGTATTTGTCAGCTCGATGTAGCGAAGCATGAGTATGGAAGGCGTGAAAATAATGTCGGAATTGGCCAGAACATTTATGTCACCGTCTGCGGCGTCCGTCTCTGCCGCATTCATCATGACCTTGTAGGTCGGGCGGGCGGAGACTCGGTGTATCTTTACAGACCCAGGGTAGTTGGCACGTACAAAGGTCTCGCTCTCGTCATCCTCGCAGACGACGTGTACTTCATCAAAGTAGGATGCGCTGGCATTCCTCGTCAGACAGTCCCGCATCTCGACATTGTGGTATTTGTCGGTGGTGTCGTTGTAAAAGGAGACGAAGAGCCGCATGCGGCCCGAGTTGATGATGGTTGGGGACGTTTTCAAAAGCAGGTTGTTCACGAAGGATTGGGTTGTCGCTAGGACGGACTGCGAAGGTGTCAGTCCGGATGCGGGTGCCGGTGCTTGTGCCTGTGCCTGAGCCGATGCCGGCGCTGGTGCAGAAGGAGCGGATGGGGGTTGCTGTATCTGCTGCTGCCTCTGATTGTTGAGTCGCTGTCCCACGTTCATCATTACAGAAGAGCTACAAAAACGATGATTTCTTTCTACGCATCAGCCGCATCAGCCGCATCAGCCGCATCAGCCGCATCACGGCGAATACTCCAATACACGAACTATGTATTTATGAAGAGTGCTTTTCTTCGGATCGACACTGTCCAAGTCCAACGTGTTCAGAACTTTTCGTACATCATTATTCCCATTAAACCAATGAATGCAGAACGTATTGCTAGAAACTCTATCTATATTTGTCGTGACAAACTCGGTTATGGTCTGCCAGTCGTATGGATATACCAATTCATTGGAAAGTAAACGACATGTTTTATTGATATCGTAGCCTAATCCAAGTACGGTATGTCTCCAAAGATTAGGACCTAGTTTTTGATAGTCCCTATTTTGGGAATTCATTGTAATGTCAACTACGGCGCTTCGCATTTTGGTTAATAAATCTGTCGCAGGAATAGACGCAATCATTCCTGTTGTAATTGTAGACCATGACTGGTCCGGAATAGCCCATATAAAGTAAAACATATCAACGTCCTCTGATTCAAAGAAGAAGGATGGAAATGGTTTTATGAATAGAATGTCAAAATCAAACCAAATCCCGCCATGTTCATGTAGCTTGCAAATGCGAGTTATATCTGCCTTAAATACTGGAGATATATCGTTATCCACTCCATATTCAGCATTGAAATCGATGTTTACAATTTTTATGTTTGGACTTATTTCCGAAACAACACTCATTTTACGAATATTTGTCAGAGGTATATTTTGTTCCACGGAATCCCATGCAACTAGATTATCGTTTAAACTGTTAGAAGTATATATTATAATAACCATATCTGGATTCATTTTGTGCAGAGAGTATATAGTGGCATAGTGGAGCTGCGAAAACTGTGAGCCTTCCCAGAACGTAAAACATATTCGTGGTATTCTCATTTAAACATATACTTTTATCGCACTTAAATGTATTGCCCGAACAAACTATAATGAACGGAAAACGCATACTTCTCTTCGGGGGTTCTGGGTCTCTAGGCAATGAGTTCATTGCGACTCATCTGGGATCCAACGAAATCACGAATTATTCGAGAGACGAGTGCAAACACTGGCAGATGAGCCTGAAATACCGGAGCGAAAAGCTCAAGTTCATCATTGGCGATATTCGCAACTTTAACTCTGTGGAAAACGCCATCCTTCGGGTTCAGCCCCACATTATCGTCATCATGGCGGCGCTCAAGCACATCGATCGATGCGAGTATGCGGTCGACGAGTGCATACAGACCAACTGCAACGGCCCCATGAACGTATTGAATGCGGTAGAAAAGAACAACGATCGCATCACATCGCTGGAGTGTGTGGTCATGGTGAGCACGGACAAGGCTTGCGAGCCGACAAACGTGTACGGAATGGCGAAGGCGATCGCCGAAAGCGCCGTCGTGGAAAAGTCGCTCTACGTGAAGAATCGCAAGTTTGTAAACATTCGATACGGAAACGTCTTGAACTCCCGTGGAAGCATCATTCCGATTCTTCACGAGAAGGGGGCAGATCCGAGTGTCTCTGAATTTACGCTGACGCATCTAGACATGACGAGGTTTGTCATGACGCTCAAGCAGAGCGTCGACCTTATCCAGCATGCAATCGACCATGCGGAATCGGGGGATACCGTGATCCCCGAGTTGATATCGATGCGACTCGTAGACCTCATGCAGATCTTTTCGGAAAAGTACGGGAAGCCCGTACACATAACGGGGCTGCGACCGGGCGAAAAGCTCTTAGAATCCCTCATCAGCGAAACGCAGTCTATGCGCCTCGTGGATGGGCCGGATGGGTATAAATACATCAAGCCGCCCTACAAGAACCTACTGATTACCGACAATGTCCGGAATTACAACAGCCATTTAAACCCCCTTAACAAGGAGGATCTGTATAGGTACATGTGCAATATGCGGCTACTCTAACCACTTAAATGTTCATTTTGTATACACATATAAATGAAGGTATCTATAGCAGCTCTTATATACAAATCAACCGTATATGCAGATTTTGTATATGACCAAATTCACAAATATACTCCACTTATTAAAAGCGGGGATGCTGAATTTTTTTTCGTAGCGAATGATGCTAGTGAAGAGGTTCTAAATCATCTGTTGAAGAACAAGTATCCTTTTGTACGCCACGATAACCAAAAGCTAGATGAATACACATTGTTTAAGTTGGGAATAGGAAAACCAGAGTACTTAAACCGAGTTTACAAGGCATGGAATAGATGTATTCTCGAATCAAAAGGTAATTATGTATGTCTTATAAATAGCGATATGGCGTTTTCTCCAAACTGGTTAGAAAATTTAATGAAACATGCAAATGAATCAACTGTTGTAAGCTCGCTTCTAATTGAACGAGGTCATGAAGTTATCGGACATTTTCCGGAATCTTTGAATGGAACTGGTAGTATTTTGTTTAACTGTGGAAAAACCCCAAACACATACAATGAATTAAAGTTCTTGAACTACATTGAAGACCATAAAAAAGAAAATATCGGAAAAACGAGCATAGGAGGTGTATATATGCCAATCATTTTTAATAGAAGTCAAGCAATTCGTGTAGGTCTATATCCTGAAGGTAACATTGCAGGTTCGTCTTTTAATGATGTTATAGACTATGGCGATCGTGTATTTATGAAAAAACTCAAAAATATCGGGGTTGAACATATAACTACATGGGAATCAGTAGCATATCATTTTCAACAAGGCGAAATGGAATCATCTTAGTTATTTAGGCGTACTCTAATTTTACATTATAGATTATCACATTCAGAGACTTATTAACTCACTGTATGCGAGAGAGTGGGTCTGAAAACTTCAGCTGGAGTATAGTGGTTTTAAGCACCACGTATGTATAAATTCAATGAAAATCGTAGACTGTTTCATGTTTTATAACGAGCTGGACGTTCTCGAGATACGTCTGAAAGAACTCTACGATGTCGTCGATGCCTTTGTCATCGTAGAAGCAACGCATACTCACAACGTAACGAACCCGAAAGAGAAACCCCTCTACTACATTGAAAACAAGGCACGGTTCGAGAAGTACAATGATAAAATTGTCCATGTCGTCACCAATTTCAAGGAAAACTACCCGTTTGCCGTACATATAAAGGGTGTTCACGACAGCTGGTTCCGAGAGATTTACCAGCGAGAGTGCATTCGGTACGGTCTCCAGCGTTTGAGTCTCGAGGATACTGATCTTATTATTGTTTCGGATGCCGATGAGATCCCAAAGCGAGATATTGTCGCTGGCTTTCGCAAATTTGAGCCACGGATTCGGCAGGGGATTACGTACAGCCTCGAAATGTCGCTCTACTATTACTCGATCGAGTACACGACTCCCCGAAAGTGGTACCATGCGAAAGTCATGACGTACAAGACTGCGAGGGAATACAAACTGCTTTCAGCTGCCCGGATCACGCACCTTTCGCAGCGAGGATTCATGCCTCAAATTATTAGACCTTACATAGTGAACGTGATACCGTCCGCCGGATTTCATTTGACGTACTTCGGGGGCGTCGATGCGCTGAAAACAAAGGTCGAGAGCTTTGCGGAGAGCGTAGAGTACACGAAAGACAAGAAGGACATTGAACACCTGCGAAGATGCCACGATGCTGGAATTCTTCATTTCAACGGGGAAAAGCTCGTACATATTCCTCTTGAAGGAAATGCGGAAGTTCCAGTACACTTTAACGTATGTTGTAAATAAATGTCAGTCGAAGTTGTAATTGCAAAGTATAAAGAATCCGTGAATTGGGCACAAAATGTAATTCATAAAGTCACGATCTATGATAAATCGGATAATCCTATTTCTTATTCAATACCTTTACCAAATATCGGAAAGGAAGCACATACATTTCTCCACCATATCGTTTCGAATTATGATAGGCTAGCAGATATAACTATTTTTTTCCAGGGTCACCCGTTCGATCATGTAAATGCAGGTGAAAATTCCATAGAGACCGTTGTCTCAAACATAAACCAAGTCACGTGTAGTCAAGGCGATTATTTGCCCGCTTGGACGATTCCTAGAGCAGATAACGGAGATACGTATCATGATTGGGTCGAGCGCTCTAAAAAAGTACCATTCGTCAATAATCCGGTAAATACTCAATTCCCATTTGCGGTGGGTGCGCAATATATAGTATCGTCCGAGTGTATACGTGGCAGGCCTTTTAATTTTTGGAAAAAATTATATGAAATGTCGAAAACATCGGTATATGGAGACAAAGATCCTCACAAAATCGATCCGTGGAGTATGGAAATAATATGGCCGATAATTTATAGCCCGAAACAGTATCCGGTATTACATCCGGATTGGAACTAATGAATTAATGATACTAATCCAGTTCCTGCGACATGTATCTGTCGAATACTTGTCAATAAAGCATTCACGAGGCGAGAATTTATCCCGCTTGGAAATCACATATTGCAGCATGTCCACAAAGTTCGTATCGTTTGCCAAGCGCCCCCATCGAGGATCATCACGGTTGTCGTAATACACTCCCACTTCCCGTGCGACAATGGGTATGTTGCAGGCTGCACACTCGATGCCTGAAAGGTGCTGCGTTTCTTCGTACGACGTACATACTGCACAAATGCACGAATTAATTATTTGACGAACCGTTTCTTGGTTGACCCGGTTAAATATCCGGACACGGTGTCGAACGGCCTCTGGAAGTTTTTCCATAGAAAAATCATCCTTCATCACGAGACAGAAATTCTGATCGGGCATTGATTCAATAATATTCCGCATTACGTTGAAGCCCTTAGGGTAATCTGTAGAGGCTCCGATAAACAGCACCGAGTTCGGAAGAACCCCAGAATGGCGTTCGTCTAAGGGTTTGAAGAAATCAAAATTGACACCTAGTGGACATATTTTCACGGTTACGCCGCTCGATATGTAGTTTTTATACTTTTGATATACGTATGACGTGTTAAATACAGCAATTGTCGAATGATTTATGACATCAATCTGGTTCTGCAGTCCCGGTCCCGATTGAATGACATCTTGAACGAGCGAAATAGTCTTTACATCTGTTTTTAACCTACGAAAGTACGTTGCGTTGCGTATAATATAGTCCGGTCGCTTTACCCGTAGCTCCGACTCGATGCGGTTCGGGAGAATCGAATAGTCTGTATACCCACCCGTCTTGTCATCTAACTCTGGTAACCACGAAAGAAGGTCATGCCAGAACGTTTTCGTACCGGGTATACATGTGAGACAATCATTTACTAACCAACCTTTTTTCATTTAGATAGTTTTTAGACTATAACTGTAAATGATCCATCACTCCACATTCATCGGCACGATCGCATCTATATATAAGCCTGGTGTATACGTGGAGTTTGGCCTGTATCAGGGTGAAACATTTCGGAAGGTTCAACCGTATGCCAAGAAAATGTACGGCGTGGATATGGTTCGGAACGGTCATTTAGACGCACTGAAGGGGTTTTCGAATGCCAACATTCACTACTGCACTACCGATTCATTCATCGCCGGCTTCGAAGGGAAAATAGATATGGCATTTATAGACGCAGACCACTGCGTCGAAAGCGCCAAGCGAGATTTTGACAATATATTGGCTCGTTTGAACCCCGGCGGTATCATCCTGCTTCACGATACAGACCCAGAAGCAGATCGTCTTATCCACCCTGGATACTGTGGCGATTCGTACAAGATTGTACCTATTCTTGAGGCGAACCCGGAACTAAATGTACTTACTCTTCCTATTACAGAAGCAGGTCTTTCGGTCGTTTCTAGAAAGAATGAGACGAGGACGGCTCTTCGTCATGCACTAGACGTATCTCGCATCTCCCCTTCTTGAAAATGATAGACTACACTATCGAATGCCGTCCAGTGCGTCACTCCTATAGTTTTCAGCCTCTGTATGAATACCTTATCGCCGGGTATGCATGGCTGCCCCTTAAGCGCATACTTGGGGTTAAATATATCGGAACTCGGGACAATATTTCCTTCCGGATAATACCCCACTTTCTCAAGATGATCCTTCTTGATAATACATGGCATGAAGAGCCCGCCGGGAAGCAGGTTTTTATTCGACATGCGCTTTGCGTACGCCAGAAACCCAGCTTCGTCGTAGTCTCCGGGAACATTCCCAAAACTTCGCTCGATTCCGTAGGTGCCGCTCCGCATAATTCCACGCTCAACGAGCCGTGAATTAATAATCTTCGTGTCGTCGAGTTTATTCACCAAGTTGTCTAGCCAGCCAGGAGAAAACGCCATGTCGCTGTTGATGAAAACAACGTAGTCTCCTTTCGCCATCCGACCGGCGGTATTCCACGCACGATACACGTTATTAATATACCACTCAGTGCGCTGCTCTTCCGTGTTGTTATGGACGTAGTGAGGGATGTTATTATCCTTCAAGTATGCTAACACCGCAGGACATGCATCGTTCGCAACAAAGTAAAACTCTTTGTCGGTCATATCCGTATGTTTCAATACTTGGTCATACACAAATTGGAGCCACCGCACACTTTTGTATATGAGACAGGCAATGGAAATCTTGGGCATTTTATTATACGATGTGTATTCATTTAAATGAAGATACTTTAAGTATTTACTCAATATGTTCGAATGATACAATTGCAATATACATTCTCAAACCTTGCGATAACACGTACATACATCGTTATCGTCAAACATCGCAACTTCGACGACTTCGATATTTTTAATATTTTTTTCTAAGTCAAACCACCAATCGATCATAAACCTGAAGTAGTCTCTGGGATATTGATGGTACTTTTCTGCCGGTGGGTGGGTGTGTGTAATAAGTAGTCCTTTAATGCGCAAGCTATCACATAGGTTTTCCATAGCTTGAAACGGGTTGTATACATGTTCGAGGGTTGCCTGATTTATAATCAAGTCATATGTATTGGACGGGAGAGGATTCGTCTTTGAACAAATGTCCGCTTTTATTAGTTCAGTTCCAGAGTTCGTTTGAAGTTCAGGAAAAAGATCGATAATAGTAAACGTCCAGTTCGGATGTTTCGATTTGAGTTCTTCCGCTATTTTCATATTTTCGGAAACGAGTAATACGTTTACTGTGTCAAACCCCTTTGTGTAGAAATCCCACCATTGAGCCAGAATATTATGAAAACCTCCACTCAAATTGCTCCCGTTATATGTTCCGCCTATATAGTTACGGGATCCTCCACGAGCGTAATTCCATTGAAGCCCGCCTTTTGAAAATACACAATTGTGATGAATACCGCCCCAACTAGTCGCCATTTACAAATAAATCTCGGAAACGTCTAAACCTAATATCAATTGACTTTATATACTTCCTTATACTTTTCCGGGTCAGCACGTAGCAGACGGAGTTCATCCTTTTTCGGATCGACGGGATCTCCCGGTCGTGCTACAAACAGAGCCTTGACTCGCTTGTTGGAATCCTCGTAATTCTCACTCAAGTAGGATATGGTTACAAATAACCGGTGCGCATCGGCCGGACAGCCTGCCGCCACGGGGTTTCCATGCCACGCAAAATCGTTGCATGTAAACATGACCGCCCGGTTGAAAAGCGGCGCAATTGACGCCATCTTCTCGTATATCCGAGGCGTTTCTGCGTTGTCTCCTCGCCATACTTCAAGCTGGCAGCCGTAGGATTCGTCCCAGTTCGAGCTCAAATACAGCCCCAGCGTCACCTGCTTCTTTTGCCGTGTTGTAGGATGAAGACCTGCGTCGACATGAATATCGAGCTTGTCGCCCGTGTTGTACTTGTGCACTCCCCAAAAGTTCCTGCTCAGGTCTAGCATGAGCTTATATCCGCAGATTGCGGAGAGGTGATCTACGAACTCCTGCGATTCGAACCGTTCAAACAGCTGTTTCAGCAGCGGCGGAAACGCATTCTTGTCTCGGAGCGTATACTTTTGCTCGAAGGGATTGTCGTACCTGTCCCATTTATCATCCTGTATCTCTAGAATCTCGTTCTGAATCTCGGAAGCATTCTCCAAAAAGTTGTCCTGATATACATACGGAAACGGCAGAGTGCTCGTATACGCTTCCGTAGATATATCGAATTTCATTGTATATTGAACTTACACTCCGTTAAAATAGTCGGAAATATGACCTGCAATGGCGGCGCTTGTCGTTCCATCTCCAAGCCATTCCGTGCTCATGATGCGCTTCCCACTCTTTACATCGTTCAGCCACTCAAATACCATATCGTCATTGTGTCCTTCCAAATCGAGCCGGACGCTGCAGTTAGAAGCATAGCTCTGCGGTCGCTCCGTAAAATCACGAGGCACTACAACGGGCGTCCCGACGAGCGCCGGCTCTTCCTGCCCCGTTCCGCTGTCGCTAATAATGAAGGGACAATTGTAGATCGTGCGAATATAGTCCTTGTACGAAAGCAGTGGAATCATCTCCACATTGCCAAGCGAAATTCTGAACGCATCTAGCGAATCCTTGAGGCGCTTGAAATACAGCAGGCGCACCGGGAGCCCGAACTTGTCCACGCACACATTGGCGAAACGAATTGCGTTGCGGAGTCGGTTCTCATACTTGAAGTTTTCCGGACGATGAATGTCCATCAGGACAAACTCGGGGTTCTTGGGCTGCTTGAAGACATCCGACTGAATATCTCGCAGGGGTTCTACGACGGTATTCCCGACCACAAACACATTCATGGTAATGTTTTCACGAGCCAGCTGTGATGCGTAATCTTCGTGGTATACAAATAGAATATCGCTACAGTGGTCACATACCGTCCGATTAATTTCTTCGAGCATGCGCTTGTCATACGATCTCATTCCGGCCTCGATATGCCCGATGCGATATCCCTCTTTTTTCAAGGGAAACGACACGCCTGCCGAGTTGGAATCTCCCAAAAAAAGAATGAGGTCAGGTCGAATATCATTCTCTTTGAAGAGACGAGGTATTTCACGAGAAAGGTAACTCAGCTGCTCGAAGTGATTTGAAGACTCCTTCCCAGTGTTCAAAATATAGTCAGGCTTCCGAATGCCCAGCTCCTGAAAAAATACATCAGAAAGCTGCGTATCGTAATGCTGACCTGTATGAATCAAAACATGCCGGAACCGCTTGTCGAGCTCACGAAAGGTGTGCGCCATCCGAATAAAATCGGGGCGGATTCCAGTGATGGTCACGACTGTTTTCATTGCGTATATATCGGTGTTGTCTCTATATGTTTAGAAGGTCCGAGTATGTTCCCGACTGCTTACATTTTTTCTGCTTCTCGGAGAATACAACATCGTTCAGAGGAAGCCTGCCGCCCCAAGATGCCCCCGAATGAGCATGAAACAGATGGAGCCCTCCGCATGCAACGTCTGTATGTGCCACAGAAAGTATGGGTATTCCACGATACTCGATTTTCAGAATAAAATCGTCGTCATCATATCCGTTTCCTATGGTATAATCGTAGCTAAACCCACCAATCTGATCAAATGTTGAACGGGACATTGCAGAGAGGAAGTGGTATCGGTTGTTACGGTATGTTACCGACTGATACCATTTAAACCCTCCGTATAGACTATTCTCGGAATATACGTCTGTAGTTAGTACACTCTTCGAGTATATCACCTCATTCTGCAGAAAACCCTCCAACGAAGCAACGTCAAAGACTACATACGATTTTTCGTCAACGCTATCGTGGACATATTGCACCACATTTCCAACATGACACACTTCGGCGTTCTGTATGACGACCTTTCCGCCTTCCACGAATTTGAACCCAATGTTGTAATTCACGCATGGATTACCCCATATCTTGGCGTCTCTCTTAATCCGTATAAAATCGATTGTGAATGGGTACCTCTCAAGCTGCGACGCATGTATGGGGTCCGTTGTCGAATCGTCGACCAGAATGACTTGTACGTCAGAATACGTGCTGCGACCTATTGTTTCAAGCGTATAGAGCGTCTGAAGAGAACGGTTCGCCGATGTCATCACGATCGATACGGTATCGGACGTTACCGGTCGCTTTTGAATGCGCACGTGATCGTAGAACTTCCCAGTATGCAGGTTTCGCTTAATGTACGCTATTTTCTGCTTATTGGACATGAGCGTTTCGAGCTGAAGTTGCGTAGCGTTCGGTCCCGCCCATGATGGAAGCGGATTGCGAGTTTCTTGTTTCGCAGGCATTTCAAAGGTATGTACTGGTGTAAACGAGTTTCCGCCCAGAGAAATGCGCCCGTCTTTCGAAGACCAGCTCATTATACCTTTTGTAATATCGAAATTTCGTAAATCGTCTATTTGCACCGAGAGTTCAGGTATTTCGAACGAAGATTCGTGGATCGTAGACAGAGTTTTGTCACACGGTTCGACCGTCGTCGCCTCTATAATATCTATATTTAACCCATACGTCCTGCGGATCATACAGGCCATTTCGTACTTGCTCGCCGCCGTCGGAGACGCAATGTGGCGAACCCCTGTCCAAAACGTATATTTCGTAAGAAGTTCATAGAGAACCTTGCAGTACTCCAAACACGTAATCCCGTTCCACATATGATTCGTCCAACCCTTTATTTCGCCTGTACTGTTCTTCACGAACTCTAAAAATGACCTTTTGTTTGCGAGTTCTTCCCCGATAATCGATGTCCGAATAACCGTGCAGTTCGGTTCGCCTACAGACTTGCTCACTCCATAATGACCCGTCTCGTCATGTGCGTCCGTTTCTACGTACACGCCTTTCTTTCCGCTGAAGACGCAGTCGGTCGTCGGCTGTACCATTTTGCAGCCGTATTTTTGACAAGCCGACCACAGAAGGTGTGGGAATACTCCATTTACAATGTAGAACTGCTGCGGAGCCGTTTCACGCTGCGGAATGGCGCCAATGCAGTTTATCACACACGTCGTTTCGTCGACTTCGCACGCCTTCAAAACAGTGTCAATATCGGATACGCTCGTATCTTTCGTAACCCGGAATCCGTTGACGACTTGAAGCAAAAATTCAGAATTTTTGAAGTACGAGTACACGTAGCGCCCGAGCATGCCTGTATGGCCAAACAGTACAATGTTTGTGATCATATAGGTAATATTTGGAGATATCGTGGTAAATATATTTACTACGAATTCCGCCGGTTCTGATACTTGACTAAAATTCGAGTAAACTCTTTTTCGGTGAGATCGTCCATGAGCGATTCCATGTCGGCCCGAAACCCCTCTGGGATACCGTGGACCCTGCTATAGTGGTCTACGCACGCATCGATGTTTCCGACCTTCAAGTAACCGTACATTTCTTTTTTGCATATGTTTTTTCGCTGCAGCTCTCCGGATTTTGTTTCGGATTTTAAGATGTTCTTTATATGGTCTCGTGCTTTGTGTTGATTCAATACGAGTGTAGACATTTCTGTGAGTTTTCGAATCATGCTGGGAGACCTTGCGTCTTTTTGGCATATATCTATGTATTCGCCTAACTTACCTTTCGAATAATAAGCTAATATTTCTTTGGGACGCTTATAGCTATTGTTCTTTATTTCAGGGACGCTTATGGTCGGCGTATGAGCGACCGAAGGTGTTTTAGTGAGCTTTTCATAGATTCGAACGATATGCGCTTTAAACTCATCGATCGTATAATCGCTCTTCATTTTGTTGCATGCTCCACAGCACGACACAGAGTTCTCGTATATGTATCCGACCATATTGTCGACCCGATCGATCCCGTTAACTTCATCGGCTACATGAGCGTCGCAATATTCGCATGGGCTTGAAACCAACTCGCAAAACACATCAAACGATAGATCAAATAACAATCCTCGCTTGCAAGCGCTTGAATTATACTCTGTATAATATCGATCGAGATTGTCATTGCACTCCTTTCGATAGTTTCGAGGCTCTCGGACTCGGTTTTTCTCGGTTTCTTTCAATTTTTCATAGCATTCTTCGCAGCGCTGTACGTCATCCTTTCGAAACCCTTCTATAAGCGCCGAGAGGTCCTTCCCACATCCCAGACAGTTTCCAGAGTCCCGCAAGGCGGCATGATCCGCCCTCTCTTTTACTCTGATAACCTCGAGGCATTCTTCACACTTGGACTTCCCGTCGATCGTATAGTTTTTGCACGCCCGCTTTCCGTTGTCGCAGATCCGGCGTCCGTCTTCGGCCGCCTTTTCCACGAGAACATTCAATATATGTTTTCCGCAAAATCCTTCCGGTGTCGACGCTTCCTTGTCGCAGGGCGATCCTTTGTTAGACCCCTGTGCTATCTTGCCCCGGCACAATGTCTTTGATCGCATGTTTTCGTCCTTTTTCTCCGTACAATCTGCACAATACTTTACCCCCTCTGGGAGCATCGATGTACATCTATGTCTTGAGCACTTGTGAAGACCGACCGCTTTCGCAGTTTCAATACTGGATGCAGTTTTGTGCTTTCCACAATACCCACTCTCTCCAGGCGGCCTCCAGCACCGTTTGCCCTTGTTATTTCCCTGTGATATCACGGCTTTGCACGCTTCGGTATTCGGTTCCATCAAATGAGTTTGGTTGTCTCCAAATTCATGTGTTGGATTTTCCATTTCGATAAGTTATGAAATTACAACCACGATACATCGTAAATGGTTATTAGTTCCAGTACCTGATTTATTAGTTCGAGTACGCCAAGCCTCCCATGCCCGACATCACACGCAGCACGTTGTAGTTAACGGCGTAGATGCGGACCTTGGCCGTGCGCTGGTCACGCACCGAGTTGACCGACAGGGTAAGGTTGAGCGTCGCCTTGTCGATACGGGAGAAGTTGCACGTGCCGCTGGGCTGGTGCTCCTCGGGCTTGAGCGCAAAGGAGTAGACGTTGATGCCCGTGGAAGGCGTGCGGCTGTGGTGCTGCCAGGGCTGCACCTTGTCGAAGTAGCGTCCCTCGCGCTCGTCGAAGCGGTCCTGGCCGTTGAGCTGGATCTTGGCGACCTCGACGGGGTTCTT